GGGCTCGACGGTGGCGACGTGGTGCCCCCACCCCCGAAGGCGGACGACGACGACAGCGCCGAGGAGTGAGGGCGCGATCGTCTCGTGGTCTTGTGTGTTGACACGCTCCCCGGTCTGCCCTTACTGTGTCCGTACAGAGGGGGGCAACGGATGCCCCCGGGAGAACCGACGCCATGAGTAACTATCGATATGTCCCCAGTTCGACGCCCGGCCAAGCTGCCGAGTACCTGATCTGCGAACTCCGATCCATCCGGCGATACATGTCGCCCACGATGAAGAAGGGGTTTACCTGTCTCGAAAAGCAGCCTGGCCTCGTGCGCCGAGTGCGGACCCAGACGGCCCGCGAGTATGACCCCACCGGGGGCATTGTCTACGCCCCCGGTCCTGGCTTCTGGGCGGCCGTCGAGCGGTGGGGCATGACCAAGGAAGGACACGCCACCCTCTACACCGAGAGGTCAGCAGACCAAGAGAAGCTCTGGCAGCACGAGAAGTACCCCGGCAGGGTCGGCGCGGAAGAGCTGGAATCCATCAGGGAGCGCGCCGCGCTGGCCGAGGCCACCCCGTGAGCGACCCCCGCCCCATCGTGCCCACCGAGACCACCCGGGCCGCCCTCGAACGGGTGCGGCTCGGGGCTCTGGTGGTGGTCGCCGCCGCCCGCTGGTGCGAGCTACCCGCCAGCCGATCCCGCCGTGATGCACTGCTTGCAGCCGTCGAAGAGCTGGAGCGACTCGTGGGGCTTCGTGATGATTAGCCGTTCCGACGCCGCAGAGGCCTACTCCTGGGCCGCGGGGTCTGCTGTGGACCTCCTCACCCGTCCCGAGACCCGGCAGGCCTTATTCGCCGCCCTAGACACCTTGCCCAACGACCACACCTCCACCCGACAGCTCACCGAGCTGACCCGAGCCGCCGTCATGCTGCGCTCACTCCGTGTGCAGCTCGACAACACCACCCGACAGGAGCCGACACCATGATCCCACCCGACACCACGATCGGAGAGCTGGCCCGAGATCTAGCCGCCGCCGCATGCGCTGCCCTCGTCCTCTGGGCTTGGCTGGTGCTGGCGCTGTCGCTGTGACGGGGACACGCGCACAGATCGACGCGGTATACGACCGCTCGCCCATGGCTCGGGGTCTACTCCCGGCCGCCGTCTGGTGCGCTAGCGCTGCGGCTGGTAAGGTGCTGATCTGTAAAAGAATATTTTAAATATATATACAAGACAGGTTCCGCACATGGCCACACCGACAGGAGCAGAACTCTCCCTAGAACAAGAACAAGAGTAGATCTTACTAGCTCAAGAACCTGAGCCCTTGAACCCCATACCCTCAACCACACCCCCCCTATAGTCCCCCCCTCTCCTCCCCCTATCCCCACTGGAGATTCGACACCATGCCAGACAACACACCGAGATCGTGCCAGTGGCACCGATTGCTCCCACCCGACGAGAGGCCGCGCGGGTCAGACTCCGGAACCATGGCCAAGGCCGGCAGCGGCTGGCGCTGCAGACACGCACCGAGACCCGGCGGAGACCTCTGCACGAGCCACGAGCTGGCGCACGAGCGGTACACCATGATCCTCGACTGGGGCGTCTACCAGATGTCCCGGCGGCGGGAGTCGTGGCGGGGCCACGCCTACGACTGGGCATGCCGGAAAGACGTCTCCGGCCTGACCCTCCCCGCGCTGTCGGCCGCGCTCGATCTGATCATCGCCGACCGGGCACGAGATGGGGCAAAACGATCCGTGGTCGAGGCCTCCGATCTGGTACGGGCGATCTCCTCCGTCCAGAGGGACACACGGCGGGAGGTCCGATCGGCGACCTGTGGGATCTGCTTCGGCTCCGGCTGGCGCACCGTGTGGGACGCAGACCAGCCGGCCGTGTCGGGTGCCATCGCGTGCGACTGCAGCCGGGGACGCTCCCGGGCCTCGGAGGCTGTCGAGAGGGGCCGACAGGTGCACACCGTCCACACACTCCCGCACCGATGGACGACCACGCCGCCGGTGCTCGCGTGACACCACAGCAGATCACGATCTGGGGTGACCCCGAGCCACACCACACCGGCCGCGACGAACTCGATCGCTACTACACCCCGCACCGCCTGGCCCGGGTGCTCGTGCAGCGACTCGCCGCCGACGAGTGGAGCCGGCAAGGATGCCTCGGGCCGCCCCTCGTGCTGGAGCCACACGCCGGGGGCTGTGCCTTCGTCGATGCCATCGCCGCCGAGGGCTGCCCCCTCTACGCCCACGACATCGATCCCACCTCCCGAGCTGTCACCGAGCGCGGCGCCCTCGTGCGGTCGTTCCTCGACCCCTGGCCCGCCGACCTCCCCCGGCCAGAGTGGATCGTCGGCAACCCTCCATACGACGCCGCCGGAGAGCACACCGCCCACGCCCTCGGGCTCGCCCGTGTCGGAGTGGCCTTCCTGCTGCGCCTCGCCTTCCTGGAGACCAAGAGGCGGATCCCGTTCTGGCAGGGCCCCGGGGCGTGCCTCCGCAGCGTCTACGTGCTGGCAGAGCGCCCCTCGTTCGTCTCGACTGTGACCGCCGCCGGCGCGACCGACTCGGCCGCCTACGGGTGGTTCATCTGGAGACACGACCACGAGGGACCCGCCCGCGTCGTGCCGTGCCTGTCGTGGCGGTGACCGCTTGACACTCGGTCACAGAATGTAGCAGGATCCGTGCTGTCGGATCCCCCGGGTCGTGCACCCCATCGCGCGATCCGCGACCCGGTCCAGGTGACGTGCTGGGCCGGGTCGCCCCGGTCCGAGGAGGACCGACCGGAACCGGTCACCATGGGCACCACACAACGTGAGAAGCGGGCGAAGCTATCGGCGGTCGAGCGGATGATCGCCGAGCGCGGATGGTCCCCCCGCATCGTGCAAGAGCTGGCCGAGCGCTTCGACGTAGACACCCGCACCGTCTACCGGTGGCGCGTGCAAGTGTTGCAGGAAATAGCCGACAGCCAACGAGGGATCGATCGGGAGCTGGCCCGGGCTGAATATCTGATCCGTGTGCAGGACCACGCGCACGCCGCGAGAGACGCGGGGAGCTTCGGCCCCGTGGCTTCCCTGCTGCGCATAGAAGGCAACGTGACGGGAGTCCTTGCCGACGGTGCCACGTCACACGAAGAGGAGGCCGAGCCCGCCGACCTCGACAGCGTGATCGACCGGCTGCGGGAGCTGCCCGCGCCCGTCCGGCAGAAGCTGCTGGCCGCGCTCGCCGAGGGGCCCGCGGGTGATTGATGTTTCACACCTCGCCGCCGCGCTCGACTCGTACCAGGCAGACCGGCTCGCGCTGTACTGGGAACGCGCCACGCCTAAGCAGCTTTCGTTTCATAAAAGCCAGAGCCCCCGCCGCATATGTCGCGCCGCAAACCAGGTCGGGAAAAGCTACATGGCTAGCGCCGAGGCATGGGCGAACGCTGCCGGGATGCACCCGTACCGGGAGACGCCGGCCGCCCCGTGTGTCGGGTGGGTCCTCGTGGCGGATCTTGAGAACCACTACCCGACGATCTGCCGGAAGCTGAGGGAGACAGAGCCGGGGCACATGCTCTGCCCCACGACGAGCTACGACACCGCGCGGGGGTACCGCACGAGGGGGCGCAAGGCGATCAAGCTCAAGAACGGAAGCCTGATCGAGTTCCGCAGCGGGAAGGGCGAGATCGTCGCGCTGGCGTCCGCCTCGGTGTCGTGGCTATGGATCGATGAGGTATGTATGTCACAGCATTTCGGCGAGGCCCTGTCACGTGTTGCGGTGCGTCGCCTTCCGAGCGGGGCACGCGCTCCCGTCTTTATGACCTTCACCCCGATCGGTCGCCCCGTGGGCTGGCTTCGGCAAGCGGTCGAGGGGGTCGACGGAGAGCCGCCGGCGGAGGACTGGGATCAGATTGTGATCAAGCTGACCCCCGAGGACTGCCCGCACCGCTCCCCCGAGTCGTTGCGCGAGCAGGCCGCCGGATACCTCCCGAGCGAGTACCAACAAAGGGTCAACGGGGCGTGGCAGGGTGTGACATTTGAACGGCTGTTCTCGGGGTTTAATGACTCGGTTCTGTTCGAGGACGACGAGCTACCCGATCGAGAGTGGGGGGTCGGGCTGACGTGGGACCACGGGGAACGGTCACACTCGGAGGTGTGTCTTTTATTCGCCTACGACGGGGCCGCCCGAGAGGTGTTGGTGATCGACGAGCACACCAGCAAGGGACGCACGACCACGGCACAAGACGCACAGGCCACGCTTGCCATGCTGGACCGGCACGGGCTCTCGGTGGCGGCTGTCACGCGGGCGCACGGGGACACCAACAGTGCGGGCAAGAACGCCCTGATCTCGGTGAACCGCCTACTGGAAGAATCAATAGCCGAGGCCGTCGGGCTCCCTGCTCACTCGCCGCCCTTCCGTATCCTTGGGGCCTCGAAGCCGCCCGGGTCGATCCTCTGGGGTAGCAGAGTCATAAACCTCGCCCTGCTGTCGGGGCGCCTCCGTGTCTCCCCGAGGTGTCACAGCCTGATCGAGGGCTTGCGCCATTGGAAGGGCACGAAGACCGGCAGCGATTCGGAGCTTTCCCACGCCCTTGACAGTTTGCGATATGGTGCCTGTGCTCTGCTCGATGCCCGCACCCGTGGCGCGCAACGGATCCGCGTGCGATAGGAGACACCAAATGCCAGCGAACACCAGCACGCTACCCCCCCTCCCCGGAGGTGTCGAAGACGAGGCCCGCCGACGTCACACCGCTTTGCGTCATCGACTGCTGACGGGGCACTGGCAAAGGGACCTAGAGCGACACATGCTGGAGTGTTTCAGCGGTCTACGCGCCAGCGAGATCGGGCGCCCTGATCTGTCGCGCAATCTCTTTCGGACGGTCGTCACACAAATAGCCGCTCTCTACACACAGCAGCCCATCGTGCCGAACGAGGAAGGCGACGAGGTGATCGAGGGGCTGCGGGCCGAGCTGGCGGAGGCGGGGCTGTGGCAACTGGAACAGCGCAACCAGCGCTACCAGATCGGCATGCGCGAGAGCGTGATCCGAGTGGCCGCCGTGGGCGACCCGGCGCGGCTGCAGTAC